GTCAGATTCACCTTTTGAGTTAGCCATATAGCCAACCCCTCGTTCAATATCTTCGGACGCACCGGGAGCGCCATCCCCTACTATTTCAGCCGAAGCCTTTATCACCTAGCCTAAGCTAATGGAATAGATGTCCTATTATATACAGCAATCTATATTGGCCGGCCGAAGCCGGTGGTAACCATTTGCGATCAAACATATCCTTCACAATCCTTCAAAAGTCGCATCAATGAACACTTCAAACTCTCCTAAGTGAGTTCTATTTTCGCTATCTTGTGGTCCTTCAAATGTCCAGATAAATACTCCCAAGAATGTGCCTTTGGGTTCAGAGCTTGATACTGGAGTCGCACGCATCCTCCACTTTCCAAGTGGAGATTGCGGTTTAGCAGACAGCACTCTCGTGTTGACTGACTTGCTTTGACTACCATTTAATCGATGCCAGTTAAGGGTTATCGTGGTAGGCAAGTCTGCCTGCTTATGCTCATCCTCAGTAAGCACTGAAATTGCATTTTGTCCGTTCATGTTGACCATCCCAGATAAGAACCTTGCACCTATGGAGTGTACGGTTATTGTGCGGTATCTTGACATGAAGTCTTGTAGTCCAGGAATTGTTGCTGGGTTTATCTCAATTGACATAGTATATCTAGTTTGATTGGCAGCCACCTTTGGTGTGGTTGCGCAGTTGAACCATGATTGTACATGTTGAGAACTCGTGCCCAAGTTCAATCGCGGAAGTCGAGTTTGTCCTAAATTTGTTTGCCTTGCCTGTTTGGGTTTCCCCTTACCTGTACGCTTACGATTTGACATTGGTAGACAGAAACCCGTTCAAAGGTTTCTCAAACGCTCAACCCGCTTGAGTGCTGTCTGTTTGAAACTTTCCAATTTTCCCGGTTCCATGTGCCTAAAATAGTACATGAGTTGAGCCATGTAGGCCGGGTAATTGGAATCGTCGACGGGATGCGAGAGGTATCTAAAGAAAGTCTTATGAGGATCCGTTGGGTAAGCCGTTCCGTCCTCTCTGAAGGTTTGCGAGCAAAATTCTAAGCCTGCTAACTGAGTTCGGATGGCCACCTGCTTGACGATGTGCCCTAAATCTTCCATAATTACCTTAATCCCGGGTACTTCTGCCTCCACCGTGTCATCGCCCATTGATTCGACGTCAACGTTCTTGCTAAACTCAATAGTCAACATGGGATCCAACATATGTCTGGATACCATCGACAACAAAACTCTCATTCGAGAATTAGTTGAAGATGTGTTGTAGCACCCAGAGAGTTGTCCCCCAGGTATGACCTGAGCGAACATCGCGCCATCACAAGTCACGAAAACGGAGTTTGCAACGACATACGCATGTACGAGATTGAGTTTTCCAAAGGTGGAGTCGTCTGACTTCCCAGCCAATTTATTCCTCGCTTTCGCATCCATGCGGAGCTCCCAGTCCTGAACAGTCCAATCCCAAGAGGAGACATCAGTTTCCATTAAGTTATGCCTGGTTAAAATTTCTTTAAACCGGGCAGCCAGTATCGCTAGTCCTTGATCATTCAGTCCCAAGCCAGGCTTGGACGGACAAGTACGCCAGTTTGCTATTTCTGCTTTGTTTTGTCGGAAAGCAGTTAAGCGAGTAACTATCTGATCACAGATACTCACTGACGCAATAATCCTGTACATTCCGGTTGCGACTTTCTTAGAGCTGTGAGGCTCTTTCTTGATGAAAATCTTAACCGGGTCACATACACCGAATTTGACTAGTTCTTCTGGACTCATAGTCTGAATCCGTTCGAAGTTGTCCCGTATGTAAGTCATGCGCGTTTCAACGCAATCCCAAACCAATAAACCGTTGTTCTTCAGCACTTCCTCATTCGTAGAACCAAGCATCACCCAGGGATAACCTGGGGATGAGTCCATTTGAATGTCGTCCATCACTTTCTGTCGGCGAGAGGGAGGAACCCTGATTCGTTCAGAATCCCACTCCACGTCTTCAAAAGGCGTCGTTTCTGGATACTGTCCAGATTCAACAAGTGTGTCGACCAGTAAGTCTTGAAGCTCGCGGTCCGGAGCCCTAGTACCTCGGCCAAGTCGATCAGCGTGCAATCCAAGCGATCGTCGCTGGTGTCCACTAAATCCTGGTACCCAATGCCAGCCAAGGAGGCCGGGATGTTCCTCCCGCTCTTCTTGACTTGGGCCCAGCGTGCATGGCTTTGAACCGCCTTTAGCACATTTGAGTTCACCTGCGACCCGTAAGTTTTGACTCGGGGCGACTTGCCGTATTTCTTCATTTCCCGTGCAATTTTCACCAAACCACCGGTATGAGGGTCTTGCGAAGCCTGGTGGGCCGACGTCGCTCCCTTCCGAAAATCCTTGATGGTACGAGATTCCTCTACCATACCTGCTCCTCGGAAGTCGAAGTCTGGAAGATTGTCAAAATCCATTTCTTCGTCGTCGTCTGCCCATGCATCTACTCGCCAGAAGTTATCACGTTCGCGCATGTAATATCTCTCTTCAAAGAGATCATACTCGTCAATGATGTCCTCATCCTTTGGTTCATCCGTGAGCACGATGTCGTCCTCATGTTGCCTCAAATTGCCCATTTTCCAGTAGTCGCCAATAGTTTCCATCGTGAATACTTGTCTTTTAACCAAGTGATCCAATTGTACTCCTAAATTCTCTGCGCCTTTGAACCCAGCGTGAATGCCAACAACAGTTCCCTCATAAATAAGGGGGGTCCCGCTAAAACCAGATTCAGTAGAACAGTTGTGTGTGAACAACATATTCTTCTCCATTCCAGTGATAACGCCGAAAGATTGTTTGAGTCTCCCTTCGAACATACCGTGTACTGTGACCGTTGATCCAGCAGTTGGTGTCTTGCCGATTGCGAAATGCTTCGCTCCTATAAGATATGAACCATCACGTGCTTCCAATTTGTAGGCGACGGCGTCGAGTGTGGCAGACCGGTATACTGGCTTGGAGTTTAAGAAAGAGAATTTCTCTAAAGGGACCGCTGCTAGCATTTTGCCAGTTTTGAGCCCAAACCCGGTTCGCATTGAGTTCGCAGCGTGTTTAGCTGTGAAGAAGCACGAAACCAATTTATCCGTCTTAGGATTCCATAGTTTACCAATGAAACCCATTCCCACATGTTCGCCATTGTTGGTCACAATTTGAATCAGCCCGGTTTGTGGCGAGTTCACGTATTCTGAACCAGATTGTTTAATTTCTAGTCCTCCTTCGCGTCTCAGCATAGCCAACTCTCGCTGAACCGCGATTAAGCGGTCTTCCAGAGTCATTGTTGCTACCGGTGCGACTTGAATAGTCGCGTCCAAAGAGTTCCATTCCAATGCTGCTTTCTCCTTCAAGTTCACTGCCCATCTATAGGGGAGGGCTGCGAGCGAGACGGTTTCCACAGTTGTGTAACCTACATAAATTAAAAATCTACATAGCATCTTGTAAGAACGAATCATCCCAATTTGTACAATCGGGGAAACAAATTGCCACATTGAAATCAAAACCAGGATAGTACCGAATAACCGGTAAACGTTTGTTTCGCTGAAGTAATGACTGAACTGTGGCATGGGTGGCAAGATGTTCCTTGCCGCCCACTCCCATCTCACTGTAACCTCGGGCTTGTCGAAGAGGTAATGCGAACAATCCGCAAAACCTGTTTCCAATAGGCAAAAACCTGTCGACTTGTCCGTTGCCGTCACGTTGTTCCTCCAATAGCTGTACGCATAAGTAGTGTGAGTAACCTGCGTTAAGCCAGGAACGACCTTGACGGGAAGGGATAGCAACCAGTTGTACCACGAAGATACTGCCGAAGTTGTAGTTGAGACCCATTGCAAAATGAACGAAGATGCCCGTACGTAACCATGCGAGCAGACCGAGACCATTGCGACCGAAAATGCCTGGGCTTGCGCCCACCAAACCAGAACGATCGCCATTACAGCGATGACCGTAGGTGTGGCCCATTGGACCACTGCACCTCTTGCCGCAATTAGCGCTTCCGGGAACAGAAGCGCCAACAGTGCAATGGTGAACAAACACCTTTGAGACCATTTGTTCATGTGATATGAAATATTATAGAGAAAGTGTTGTTCTGGAAA